GACCCCGGCTGCCCCCAAGCCCTCGCAGGAGGCAGAGATGAAGCTCAGCGACCACATCAAGCTCGGCGACTGGATCCCCAAGTACTGGCCCAACGACAAGGGCCTGCAGGACAAGCAGATCCCCGTCGACGTGGCGCTCGGCTCCGGCTACGCCCACTCCCGCAAGTCCGCCGAGAACACCGTCGCCATCCTCGCCGAGCTCAAGGCGCTGCGAACCGAGGTCGCCCAACTGCGGGCCGCCGTCACCGGGAGCGGTTCGTGATCCTAAATCTGACCCCGCACCCGATCCGCCTGTATGCGGCCGAGCGGGAGGACGGCATCGACGACCTCGAACCGCATCTGCGGGAGGTCATCGAACCCGAGGCGACCCCCGCACGGCTGGCCACGTTCGAAGTCAGTAGCGGCATGTGGCCCGAGCTGGTCGAGTTCGGGCACGCCCAGAACCTGCCGCCCAAGCGCGACGGCGTGCAGTACATCGTCTCTCTCGTCGTCGCCCTCGCACTCGCCGACCGGCGCAGCGACCTGCTCGTCCCCTACCGCGAGGTGCGCAACGCCTCCGGGACCGTCATCGGCTGCCGCTCACTCGCGCAGCCCGTCTGAGAATCGAGACCCATCATGCGCATCTTCGGCAGAGAGCCCGCTCTCGTCATCGCCTCCGTGTCGGCTGGCCTGTCGCTGCTCGTCACCTTCAACTTCGGCCTGTCCGCCGAGCAGGCCGGCGCGATCGTCGCCGTCATCAGCGCAGTGTTCGCCGCGGCCACGGCCGCCGTCACCAGGCCCATCGCACCGTCCGCGTTCACCGGTCTGGTCGCCGCGGTCGCCGCACTCCTCGCCGCCTACGGGCTGGAGCTCGGGCCGGAGAAGATCGGCGCGCTCAACGCGGTCGTGCTCGCCGGGCTCGGCCTGCTGACCCGCGGCCAGGTGTCCCCGACCAATCCGCCTGCCGGCCCGCGGGGCGTCTGACAGGAGTAGCACGTGCCCGACGAGCTGAGCGTCGGCGAACTCGGGCGCGCGGTCGCGGCCCTGCGCCAGGAGGTCCAGGCGATGGGGCAGGGCATCAACGCCCGCCTCGACAAAGTCGTCTCCACCGAGGTGTACGCCCTCCAGTCCGCCTACACCGACCAGCGCATCAACCAGCTGGGCCAGGAACTCCAGAAGGCCAAGGACGCCAACGAGGCGCTGGAGAACGCCTTCGAGCAGTACCAGCGCGATGAGCGGGACCGCCGGGAGCGTGAGCGGCAGGCCCGCTTGTACCAGATGCTCGTGCCCGTCCTCATGGGGCTGCTGGCAGCAGCTGTCGCGATCTGGGCGGTGGTGGCGAAGTGACAGGCCTCCGCAAGAAGCGCCGCCCGCTCCGGCTGCCGCGCGCCGAATGGCTCATCGGCCTCACTGCCCTCCTCGTTGTCGCCTTCCTCGGCTGGCTCGCCATCCAAGTCGTGCTGCTGTCGCACGACCTTCGCACCGCCAACAACGCCCGGGACGCCTTGGCCAACCAGGTGCAGCGCCTCGGCGGCACGCCGGTCGCCGGGCCGCCCGGATCCCGCGGTGAGCCAGGCGCATCGGTGACCGGGCCGCCCGGGCGGCAGGGCGAGCCCGGCGAGCCGGGACAACCGGGCCCGTCAGGCGCACCTGGCTCCAGCGGGTCGCCAGGAAAGCCCGGCCGCGACGGAGACGACGGATCGGACGGCACCTCGGCGACTGGAGCGCCAGGCGAACCCGGAGAACCAGGCCCGGCCGGAAGCCCAGGCGCCAACGGCGAAGCAGGGCCAGCTGGACCGGCAGGCCCGCAAGGAGAGGCAGGCCCCGCCGGACCACCCGGACCACCCGGACCGCAAGGCGAGCCGGGCGAGCGTGGGGAGCAAGGCCCCGCAGGGCCAGCACCCTCGAGCTGGACGTTCACCTACCGGGGCGCCACCTACACCTGCACCCCCGACGGCGACGGCTCCACCCACTACACCTGCCGACAGACCGGCGGAGAAGAACCCGGACCCGACGTGCCCGGACCGCTCGCCGCCGGCGTGGACCCGTACCGCCGCCAATACCCGTAGGAGCAGCCCATGCCTGACCCGATCCCGCTTCAGCCGCGCCGGGACGACACGGCGGCGGACATGCGGTCGCTCGTGCAGATGGGGGAGGCCGAACCCCAGCCCGACCCGGCACCCATGCCCGGGCCCGCTCCAGCGCCTGAACCAGACCCGATCGACGAGAAGGAGGCTGCGCTCCTGTCCGCGGCCCTCATGGAGGCCGGCGTCGAGACGGCGGCCGACGACCAGGCCGCCGCCCGCGCCGTCGCCAGCCTCGACCCGGCCACCGTCGCCGCCGTACAGCGCTGGATCACAGCCCCACGGAAGGCCAAGCCCACGACGTCGGCCAGTAAATAGGAGGCCTCATGTCCGAGGAGACCGAAGACCCGCCGCCGTTCTGGCTGTCACCCTGGCCGTTCCAGGAGCCGGACTGGCCGCCGGACGACGAACCCGCGTGAAAGACAGCGCCCCGCCCTCCTGCTTCAGCAGGGGAGCGGGGCGTTTCGTCGTGCCCGAGTCGGGTCAGACCGGAGCGGGGCCGCTTCCGGTGAAGGCCGTAGCCTCACCGTCGTTGGCTTGGGTGGCGACGATGGAGCCTTCTTTACCGTCGGGCATCCGAAGCTGCACGCGATCAGCCGAGATCAGCTTGAAGCCGAGCCCCGGCTCGTCCGATCCGATCGAGCCGTGCCACTCCTTGAGGCCGCCGCTCGTGTAGATGGTGAAGCGTGCGTAGACGGGGAACTCCTCGCCGTCGATGACGACGTGGGCCTCGCTCTCGTAGTCCTTTGCCATGCCGTCAGTGTGCACCTACGGGCTGACAGGAGCCCCGGAGTTGACCGCCTCAGCTCTCGATAACCCACACATATCAACGGTCGTTGATAGTAGACTTGTTCGGGACAATCCACCGCAGAGGAGACGGACTTGGCAAGTGAACTCGTACCGGTAGAAACGGAGATCGTGTCCGACGGGCCCATCGCTGCGGCTCGCGACCGGCACGTCTCCAGCGAGACGGCGGCCGACCTGAGGCGCGCCAGCGCTGCCAACACTGACCGCGCCTACGCCCGCTGGTGGAACATGGCCCTCGCCTGGTGCGAGCAAGAGGGGCGCACTCCACTCCCCATGACCGCCGAGACTGTTGCCGAGTTCATCGGACACCTCAAACGGTCCACCTCGCCGAAGACCGGCAAGCCGTACTCGCCTGCCAGTCTCGACCAGGCCCTGTCCGCCATCCGCACCGCGCACTTCCGAGCTGGCTTCGAAGGGCAGCCTCAGTCTCGTGCCGCTCGGGACCTCATCAAGGTCCACCGCCAGGACCGTGCTCGCGACGGGTGGCGCCCGCGGCGGGCAAAGCCCGTAACCCTCGATGTCCTGCGACTCCTCCTCGCGCAGTGCGACACGGACTCTCTGAGCGGCCGACGCGACGCGGCCATCCTCGTTCTGGGGTACGGACTCATGGGCCGTCGTTCCGAACTCACCGCCGTCACCATCGACCAGGTGACCGTGACGGACGAATGGGTCACCGTCTTCATCCCCATGTCCAAGACCGACACCAACGCGCGGGGCGAAGACATCGACATCCCCCGGGCCATCGCCCCGGACATCGACGCAGGCGCCATCGTAAGTTCGTACCTTGAAGGGCTCGGTGAGCACGGAGTCGCAGGCGGACACCTCTTTCGACGCATCGACGTCTGGGGGAACGTGAGCGCCAGCATGGGCCCCGACTCGGTGAACGAGGTTGTGAAACGGCTGGCCAAGGAGGCCAAGCTGACCGATGCCGAGCGAGTGACCGCCCACGGGCTGCGAGCTGGGGCCCCAACGGATGCGGCCGAGCGTGGCGTGCCCATTCCCTTCATTGCCGAGCACGGGCGCTGGAGCAAGAACTCGACCCAGGTGCTCACCTACGTTCGGCCGGCGGACCGACGCCGCAATAACCCGCTACTCCCGCGAGACAACCGCACCTGAGCACGACAACGCCCCCGCAGCTGGCTGCGGGGGCGTCCTGCTGTCCGGGTCCTAGCCCCAGGCTGTGTCGTCGCTCATGATGCCTTCCCAGATCGGTGCGGCCCGCCGAGGTGCCCCCTCGCCCCGAAGGACAGTCGCGAAGACACGGCGGGCCGCCCGAACACGGTACGCGGAACGTGGCCGTCCTGTCAGGAGGTCGTGCCACACTGGCCTCGGCCCGCCTCGCATCCCCCGTCGAGGCGGGCTTTCTGCGTCACCCGTCGAGGAACCCGAGCTCCGAGTCCGGCCGGCACACCCCGCAGGCTTTCACCCCGTCGGCGAGCGCCCGCAGCGCCTCCTCCCGACCGATGCCCCGGTGCCGCTTCCCCGCGTTCCAGCAGTCGCCGACGTGCACCTGCACGGGCGGCGCGTCCCTGTTGAGGCCGAGCTCGATCAGCCAGTCCGGCGCCGGCGGCCGGGCCTCGATGCCCCGCTGCCGCTCGACTTCCCGCCGCTCGGCCGCCGTGATGGCCCGCCGCACCTCGTCGAGGGTGAGCTGGAGCCACGTCTCCAGTACCCGGAGGCGGGGCAGGTCGGGCGGCAGATCGGTCACGTGTTCGATTCTATGATGGTGGCTGTGAGCAGCAACCACAGCCCCACCCGCTACCACCTCACCCTCACCTCCACCGGGCGTCCGGTGATGCACGGCTGGTGGGGGAGTGAGCCCGTAGCCCGCGGCAAGTTCCGGGACTGGATCGGCGAGCACGGCACCCTGCCAAGCGCCCGCGTCACCCTCGTCGACGAGGACACCGGCACGACGTTGACGACCTGGCCTAACGAGGCGTGATCTCCTGACATGCTGTCCGCCATGGCCCACCGCCCATACCCGGACCGCGAACGCGCCCTGCGGCAGATCATGCGCAGGCACCGCAACGAGCTGCCGCCGCACCTGCCGTTTGTCGCCCGTCCGCCGCAGGGGCCCGCCGGCGCCTACGTGCTGTCGACGCGGCGCCTCAGCGTTGTCAGTGGCGGCGCGTAGCCTGAGCGCATCATCCCGACGAACAAGCCGGGTTGCTCTGGCCCCGCCGCGGCGTGATGCACCGAGGCGGGGCTTGCTGCTGTCCGAGTTCTATGGGTGCCCGATTCGCAGAAATGCGAGTCCCTGGACGGCTCCTAACCCGGCCACCATGCTGGTCGCCGACCGCTTCACGGGAGGACCCTCATGGCGAAGCAGCCCGGCGACGACGAATGCGCCCCGCTCACCCGCCGACTGGCCGAACTGCTAGAGCTGCGAGGCCACGGCTGGACCTACGACGAGATCGGCGCCGAGCACGGCCTAGCGGGGGAGACTGCGCGGATATACCTCCGCCAAGCACGCGTCCTGTTGGGGGCCGATACCGTGGACGAGGCGATTCAGGAGGCCGCCCGTCGGGGGATCATCGAGCTGCGGGGGCAGGGGCGGCTTCACCCGCGGCCCCGGGGTCCACGCTGGACCACTGGAGAGTGAGTCCGGGCCCGACTCAGCGGAACGGCGTGACCTGCCTTAGCCCTCCGCGTGCCGCACGGCCCGCTTGAGCGCCATCTCCACCTCGTACCGCGACATCCCGGCCGCTTCGGCGTGCGCGGCGATGGCGTCCTGCACGGCGTTGGCGGTGGCGACGGTGAGGCACCCGGCCTGGATCTCCTCCCAGGCGGCGCGCTCCAGGGCTATCAGGTCGTCGGGGAACTCGATGTCGCTCACGAGCCAGGATCTTAAGGTGGGCGGTCACCGCGCCTTCACGCGGCCGTCGTCATCTCCCCGCGCACGGCCTCCACCCACTCATCCCGCAGCCGCTCGTACCGCTCCCGGGTCGGCCCCCACAGCCAGCCGCCCGCTTGTCAACCGGCGGCCGTTAGTCGGTCGTTAATGGCCCCACGACGGGCTGTGGTGCACTGGATACAGGCCGCAGCCCGGGCCACTCATCCCGCCAACACAGCAGGAGAACCATGTCTGAGATCGACTTCGATCTGAAACTCGTCAGCGCCCTTGCCGCCACCGCTCGCGCCGTCGAAGACGGCACACTCACCGGCGAAGCCCGTGACCTAGCCTTCGAAGTTCTCGGCTGCGCAAAAGACCACTACCTTGCCGAACATCCACTCCCCGTGGCTGGCTTCGACGACGAGACGGCCGATGTGGTCGGCCGCGCCCAGGTCCACGGGTACGTCGACCCGGTAGACCACGACTGGTGACGAGGCTCCACTCACTGCCGCGCCCACGATGGGGGCGGCCTCGTCACGCCGCCGTCGTCACGTCCCCGCGCTCGACCTGCCTCAGCTCGGCGAGCAGCCGCCGATACTCCTCCCGCTGCTCATCCGTCAGCCGCGCATCCCGGTGCGAGAACAGCGCACGGATCGCCGCGTTCAGCTCCTCGACAGAGCGCGCGGACCCCGAAGTCGGGGGAGAGGTGGGCATGCCGATCAGTCTAGGGCGGGGGTCTGACAGGCGCCTATGAATCCGGCGTCTGCTCCGCGATGTACGTACCCTTCGCCGGCAGGGTCACGACCAGGCCCCGCTCCCGTAGATCCTCGACCGCGCGCCGGACCGTGCCCACCGCGACGCCGAGCTGCTCGGCTAGCTCCCGCTCGCCCTCCAGCCGCGCACCCGGCGCCAGCTCGCCCGACTTGATTCGGGCCGCGATGTGGTCGGCGGCCTGCTTCCACACGTACACCGGCCGGGACGGGTCCACCGGACGCTGATCATCACCCATAGGTGGAACGTAGGGAGCCATGCCGCACCCCGCGTCCTCAGGTAGCGGCATGCTGCTCCATATAGCGGTATAGAGCAGTGTGTAGCGGTACCGTGAAATTGCACGCAGGACCCCCGCGACCGCTGGCCCGCGGCCCGGGGGCATGGCCGACAGCTGCAAGGAGCGTCGACATGGACGAGGGTAGAGACCCGACGGCCGAGCAGACCACACCCCCAGACGAGCCCTGCCCCTGCGGCAGCCGCGACCACAAGCCGCTGCGCATCGGCGACCGGCTCTCACCCAGTGGCAGCACCATAGGGCCCGTCTACGTCTGTCCCGCCGAAAGCCCGGTCGGGCTGCGAGGTGTGCTGTGAACGGGCGGCAGGCCGACGAACGCACAATCTGCGGGCCCTGCCAGATCGGCGAATGCGGCCACTGCGACGGCAACCACGACATCCGCGTCGGGCCCGGGCCGGCCGTGCCGCTCACGCGCTGCGGGCACCGGTGCAGTCGCGGGGGAGGGCAGGCGGTGAGGCGGCACGGAAGCAGTTGAGGAATGAATAACCGGGCAACTGGCCGGTAGTGATGCGTGCAGTTCCGGCCATGCCCTTGACCTTGCTGAGCCTTACCTCACCTCGGTGACCTGCAGCAACGCAGGAACGTTTGGCCAACACCTGACCAGCGGTTACAGAAACGCACAGGGTGCGAACAGAAAGTCGAAGAATATGCATGAGACACCTTCCGCCAGGGCTGAAACTCGGCTTTACTCCTGATCCCAGGCGCCCCACACGCCCGGCCGGAAAGCGCTCACTGCGTGGGCGTCAACCGAATAAGCCAACGGTCCATCGGCAGAATCAGGTCAGCAGTTTCCAGGGGGCGTCCGTCATGGTCGAAGCGAGTGCGCACCACGCGGAACGCCACGGCGTCCACCAGCAGACCCAGCGCATGCGCCTGCTCCTCCGTCAGTTCCACCGCGCCCACCTCCGCGGTGAACGACGCGTGCGGCCGGCGCTGGCCACGCCACCAGGACGACACCAGCATCGCCGACCTGCCACCCGGATCCAGACACTCCACCGTCTCGTGCCGCAGGCTCGCACCCACGCGGACGCCAAGCCGCTCTGCCAGCTCTTCCGTGGCGGGCCGCGGGCGGGTGTCGGTGGTCTCGCTGGAGAACGGCCAGGGGGCGTCCGCGTCCGTGAGGGTGCGCATAGCAGGAGGATGCGCCACATAGACCGCCTTACGCTCCTCGCCCTCCAGAACGCCAGTACGGCGCAGCAAGACGTAAGCGAGACGCACCGTTTGTGGGTGCACGCCGAGTTCGGCAGCTAGCTCGGCTCTCGAAGGCAGGGACTCGCCCGGCCGCCACTCCCCGGCGGCGATGCGGCGACGGATGTCGGCAGCGATGCGCCGATGGCGCGCAAGCTCCGGCATCGACACCCCCGCCGACGATCATGACGTGGAGTCAGACGCTATGAGGCGGCTCGGAAGCTGGATATATCCAGCCTGAGGTTCGTCGGAGCGGGCAACTGAACAGAGGGATTCGGCACTGCGGGGTTCAGGTCCCCGGGGCGCCGATAGGCCCAGCTGCCACGGCCCACCGCACCCCCCTTGGGGGCTAGGCAGCAGGGCGGGGAGGTACCCGACAACACAGGTCGCGTATCCACCCGAACGAGTGAACTAGTCCCCGTGCTTCACGTGGGGCGACGCTCGTTGAATACAGAAGCCGGCCCCGGCCTCCATCCATCGCCTCCAAGGGCGTCCCCAGGAGACCGGGGCCGGCGCTCTGTGTGCATCGCCGAGGCCTAGTCTGCCACTGGGAAACAAGTGGGAAATGATCATGCGCACACATGCCTACACATGAGCACACATGAAGACTCAGGCTCGGCAAAGCGCCAGCTAGAGAAGCTAAGCAACTTCAAAGAGCAAGGTGAGCGGATCACCCGAACAGGTCACATGAAGAAGTCGTAGTACTTGAGGAATCAGGCCCTGAAATAGCTCTGACCTGCGGGGTACTTGATCCGCATCCCCCGACTGGGAAAGAAGTGGGAAACTGGTCAGCTCTCCGCCTGCCGCACCTGCTCCTGCAGACGCTCCCACCGCTCCTGCAACGTCTTCATGATGGCACGCTCCATCGCCACCGTCACCGACGAGTACGTCCCCTCGACTCCCGGCACCTCGTGGCCCATCCGCGACTCCACCGCGAAGCGGCTGTGCCCGTCCTCGTCCAGCCACGCCTTGTGCCCGTGCCGGATCAGATACAGACGCTTCCCCTCGAACGACGGCACCGACGGAAGCGCCGGCCGGTTCCAGCGGGCCTGCCGCCCCACCCGCTCCTCCGCCCCGTCCGCGATCGGCCGCCACCAGATGTAGGAGAAGTTCATCGCGCCCAGGCTGCTGCCGTTCAGGGCCGGGAACACCCACTTGCTGTCGTGGCTGTCGAGCGTCTCCTCAAGCAGACCGGCGAGGAACGGCGGGATGACGAGGCTGCGGGAGCTCTCGTACTTGGGCGGCATGAACGTCAGCGTGCTGTCCTGGTACTGCACCTGGCGCTCGACGCGGATGGCGGGCATCAGGTCGTCGCCCTTGCCGTACCGCTCCAGGTCGTCCTCGTAGCGGTCCTGCTCGTCTGGGTTGAGACGCAGGTCGCTCGCGGGCCAGTTGGGATAGCAGTACTCGCGGGTGAGCCCGTATAGCTCAGCCGGCCGCATCCCGGTCATGGCCATCGTCCAGATGAACGCGTAGCCGGGCGCGCCCAGGAGGGTGCGGGCGTTGCGGGCGAGCTGCTCGACCGCCTCTTCCCGCATGTCCTTCTTCCGCTCCTTGGGCTTGCGTGTGTACTTGCCGCGGCGCCGGGTGCGTTCGACGGGGGAGACCTTGATGAGCCGGGGCACCGCGTCGTCGAGGATCATGCCGAGGATCGTCATGACCTTCTTCGCCGTGCTCGGCTTCAGCACGCCGTTGATGTGCTTGCGGAAGGCCCGGTAGGCGAGCACGTCGATGTCGGCAACGGCGGCGTTGCGCTTCTTGAAGTACGGGCGGATGTGGGTCTCGACGATGGACCGGTAGTTCTGCTCCGTCAGATGGGCGTGGTCGAGGCCGTCGAGCCAGCTGTCGAGCCAGTCCGTCATGAGGGTCGCGCCGTCGCGGTTCTTGACGTGCGTGCCGTGGCGGATCTCGTACAGCTTGTCCTGGCCGTGCTGGAAAGCTTCGTCCTCATCGGTGAACCCGCCCTTGGACTCGAAGCGCTTACGGCCGTCGTCGTGGTACTCGCCGGACCACCACTTCACGCGGCAGGTTCCACCGCGCCACTCGGTGTAGACGTCCTGGGCTCGTCGGGCCATGACACCCCCTGGTGCATCGGTGCGACGCGGTAGCCCGGCAGGCACCCCTGCCGCCGTGGCTCCGCGTCGTCATGATCTCAGCCTTCCTGCCCCAGAGGGCAGTTCGGGCAGAGACCACATTCACCACCGAGGTCCCGCACCAGCTCCGCCAGCGAGGCCTGCGCCGCAGGGTTCTCGCGGATCTGGCGTGGAACCACGCAGACGATCCCTTCGTCGGTACGGGCCGCCGTGCCGTGGAACTTTGGCCCGTAGTCAACTATGAGCGCGCCGCTGTGCACCATGGCTCCCCCTTGTGTCGCCGGGAAGGGAAGCCTCCAAGGACGTGTCACGACTCTGCCATGTCGAGTGTCGTTTGGGACCAGTTGGGACCGAGTGACTACAGACAGCTTTGTAACAGAATAGTAAAACGCAAAGGGTTGTACGCCAATGAAGTGAACTTCAGCTAGATCAGACCGCGTTCTTTCAGGTCGCGCACCGCGCGCTCACTCATCTCGCGGATCTCCTCAGCCGATGTGCCCTTGGCGGTGGCAATCAACGCCAGCTGGATCGTCTCGATCGCCTGCCGGTCGATGACGTCCTGCGGCAGGGCCGACTTCTGGACACCTGAAGCGGCCGGCTCCTTCATGTCGTCGACCGGGGTGGGTTCGCCACCGTCGAGGACGGTCAGGCAGCTGCCGGGGGCCCACTTGAGGAGGCCGTCGACCTTCACGTAGTTGGTCTCTCGGATCTCGAGGCCCTTCTCCACGCGCTGCCAGGTGCCTTTAGAGGTGCCTGCCGCCTTGGCGTTGGTGTCGTTCAGGGCAATTCCGAGCTCGGCTCGGCGGCGGCGGGCGATGGTCGCCAGCCTCTCGTAGTCACGTTCGTCGGCGGGTGGCATGGGGCCATCTTGGCAGGACTGGCGGGGACCAGCCAGGACTAGGGGCCACTTAGGCCCATTCTCACCCGTCATTCTTCCCAGCTCAGAGGGCATCTAGGGCGCTCTCGTGCCTACATAGGGCCAACTGGTGCGCACAGACGCCTAGACAGTCGGGGCAACTAAGGCTAACTTCTACGCATGGCACCAACCCCAACCACCTTCGAGGTGGACGGGACGGCTATATGCACCAAGCGCATGCAAGCGGGGATGGAAGTCCAGCAGCTCGCGGCGGCAGCCGGCATAACCGCCAGCTACCTCCGAAAGCTCGAACGCGGCGTCCGCACCCGCATGAGACCTGGCCACTACCAGGCCCTCAGAGCCGCCCTGGACGCGAACGAGACCGAACTCCTCCGCATCCCCCAGGACCCCCCAGAAAGGAAGTGACGTGTCTACCAAGCAGTCCCCGCGGACCCCCATCAAGCCGGCGGACCTCAACGCCCCGTTCTTCAAGCTCCCCGAGGTCGCCTGGCTCCTGGGATGCAGCGTCGACACCGTTCGGCGGCGCATCAACGCCGGTCTCCTGCCGTGCAGCCAGGCGACCAAGGGCGGAACCATCACCGTCTCCCGCGCCGACCTGGACGCCTACCACGAGGCCACCCGGCTCGTGGTCCTCCCGCAGCGCACCGCCCGCCGTCGTCCGGCCCGCGCCGCCGCCTGAGCGGCAAAGAGGCCGCCCCGCAGCCACGAGGCGACCTCGCAGTCCCCATCCAGAGCACGCAACGAAAGGGACCGCCATGTCCATGATTCCACAGCTTCGCCTGCCTGAGATCGTCCGGCAGACGCCCGTCGTGACGGACGGCAAGCAGCTCACCGTGTCGACGATCCGCATCAAGCGCGGCTACTACGACACCGTCATCTTCGACGAGAGCGGCGACAAGCGGCACGCCGGGTTCTTCCTCGGCGGCTACGTGATCAACAAGTCGTCGAAGAAGGCGGGCAGCCGCGAGGCCGCGATGGACGACCACCGCGAGGCCCTGTACGCGGCCCGCACCGAGGAGCCGTTCCCGCCGCGCGGCGGCCACGACGCCACCTGCGCCTACATCTCCGGCATGACCACCCGCTGCACCTGCTCGACCGAGGGCGGTGCGTCGTGAGCGACCTCACCCCGTTCGACGAGATCACCGCGAAGCTCCCGCAGCTGTCCGCGTTCCAGGCCCTGTGGAACGAGGCGGAGGAGCTGCTGACCGAGACGCACCCGGAGGGCTTCGAGGTCGAGGAGATCGTCCGGATCGCCTTCGACTGCCTGCCCGACGAGGAGAAGCCGGCCGCGCTGGACGCCCTCTTCTACTGCTGGTGGACCGCGCTCCAGTCCGACCGCGAACGACGCGCCGCATTCGAGGCCATGGAGGGCCAGCGATGACCGACTCCAAGACCGCCGAGCCCCGCAAGCAGTCGCCGGCCCCGACGGATCCGCGTGTGGGCCTGAACCCGACGGGCCGCCCGCGCCGGTCGTCGGCCCCCAGCCGCAGGAAGCACGCCCGCCGCCAGGGAGGTTCGGCATGAACATCTCCCCGATCCACTGCCCCAACACCGACTGCTACTGGGCGGCGTTCGGTATCCCCGACAAGTACACCGAGGCCCGCGACTGGCACCTCGCGGCGCACCGCGCCGAGGAGCACGGCAAGCCGCTGACGGCCGAGCAGCTCGCCTACGCGACGAAGGCGGGGCACACGCTGCCCGCCGCCGCTGTGGCCGCGCAGGGTGCGCTGCCGGTGCCGGTCGGCGACCAGCCCCAGCCGCTCGACGCCACCCGACTCGACGAGATCGCCACCCGCGCCGCCCACCTGTACGAGTACGTGCCCATGCCGGTCGAGGCCGATCACCTGGCAGGCGAGGACGTGCCTGCCCTGCTGGCCGAGGTCGAGCGCCTCAAGGCGGCACTGGCCGCGGCCCGCGAGGCGACGCTGGACGAGGCCGCCGACTGGTTCGACCAGCGCGCCGCCGCCGAGCCCGACCAGAACTACCGGGCCCGCGTCATGCGCGGCGCCGCCAACGACATCCGGCGACTCGCCACCCCGAAGGCGGTGGCCGCGTCGTGACCACGGACCTCGACGGCACGGTCATAGACCTGGACCGCGTGCAGGTCGCCCTGGACGGCACGCGTTGGCTGTGGAACTTCGAGCACACCGACGCCGGAGATCCGCTCATGCAGCGCCTCGACAGCCGCATCACCACCGTGCTGCCCCTGCCGACCGTGCTCACCGCCCACGGGCCCCTGCTCGCCGAGCAGCAGCCGACCACCTCCGCCATGTACCGGCAAGTCCTGGAGGCGTCGTGATCTACCTGGCGCCGTTCATCCTCCTCGCCCCGATCTTCCTGATCCTCGTCGGCGAGAAAGTCTCCGCCCGCATCCGAGCCCGCCGGGAGTCCGACCCGCTCGCCTGGATCGACGAACGCATCCGCACCCGACCCGACCAGCGCAGCACCTGGCGACTGCTCAAAAAGACCATGCAGGAGGACCTGTGACCCACGAGCCCGTACCCGACGAGTACCTCGCCGCCATGCTCCGCCTCGGCGTGCAACTCGGCCAAATCCGCAGCGAAGACGCGGACGCCCTCCTCACCCCTCCGGGTGAAAGCGCCGTCAACCAGCACGAGCCTGCCGAGCAGTGCCCCACGGGTGAGTGAGCAGCTATGACCCTCACCGACCTGCTGCCCGTCCGCATCGCCTGGCGAGACCGACCCACAGGCAAGCACCGAGAGTCCGACGCCATCGATCTGCTCCAGTGCAAGCTGGCCGGCGCCCGGCTGCTCATCAAGGGGCTGCGGCTCCAGCTGGAAGACGCCGAGGACCGGCACGCCGAAACCATCGCCCGCATCGACGAGCGGCACGACGAGGTGGTCCGCGGCCTCGAGCAGCAGATCGCCGAGCTGGAGCGCCGGTTGAACGTCGGCGTCCTCGCCGAGACGGCGCTCACGAAGACGCAGCCGATCCCCGTCATCACCCCGGTGATGCCGCTGCACCAGTCGCCGCAGGCCAAGACCGCGCCCAGCTGGGCGAAGACCGACTGATCTCGCCGCCCGCCGGATGACCACCGGGCCGGCGGAGCGGCACACAACCACCGCAAGGAGCACCCATGCCCGACAACGCCACCGACCTGACCCCCGACGGGGCGGCCTTCCATCGCTTCGCCACCAACTTCTTCCGCGACCTCGACGACGCCGTGGAAACCGAGTTCGAGGCCAGCCTCAACGAGGACGACGGCGATGAGTAGGCGCACCAGCATCGACGGCATCCGCCACGGCCACCTGATCCGCACCACCGTCAGCGGCCGACCGGGACAGCTCGCAATCAGCCGCCAGCACCACCCGGACTGCGCCTGCCAGGCCCGCGACACCCAGCCGGCGCGCATCGCCCGCCGACGCAAGCCCACGAACCGCTGACGCGGCGAACCCCGAGCGCCGATATCGCCCAGGGTTCGCCATCGATCCTCTCACCCAGGAGCACCCGTGCTGCACACCAATGAACTGATCGGCTGCCCCACCTTCGCCGAACCTGGCGACATCCACCTCGAACTTCGCTGCGAGGACTGCGACGCGCAGCGGCTGGCCCGGCTCAACCTCGGCCAGGTCGAGGACCGATACCAGCAGGGCCGGTTCACCCAGAAGGCATTCGAGGCCTACATGTTCGTGTGGGCGACGCTGTCGCCGGCTGGCAGTCGCGCCGAGTGGCGTGAGACGCCGCAGGACGCTGACGTTCGTCGCATCGCGCGAAAGCTACTGGCCATCCGCGACTTCGCGGTGCCGGCCGAGCTCGTCGACGTGCAACCGGTCGAGCGGATTCGGGTCATGGGCGACGCGCCAGCCGAGCAGGCCGCCTAACCCAAACGTAAGAACCCCAACCGGGTCCAGCGGGCGGGGGTCAACCACCAGCATCCCACGGAGGACACCGTGCAGTTCATCCAGCCCGAACTGTTTCCGATCACCGACATCCAGACCCGCGGCTACGCCCAGCCCGAGCCGCGCGAGGACGAGACCGTCGCCGACGACGACACCGTGGCGGAGGCGGCGTGAAACTCCGCATCGACCAGAAGCAGCTCGCGGACGCGGCCCGTCGCGCACACCGCCGCCTGCCCAACAACCCGCTGCAGCCCATCCTCGGCGGGCTCCTGCTGGAAACCGACGGCGACTCGGTGACGATCTCCGGCTTCGACTACGAAACCAGCACCCGCGCCACCCTCGCCGCCGACGTCCTCGAACCCGGCCACGTCTTGGTCTCCGGCCGGCTCCTCGCCGACGTGACCGCGGCCATGCCCGCCGGACCCGTCGACCTGGTCGTCGACGACAACGAGGCCACCCTGACCGCGCCGGGCACCACGTTCACCCTGCCGACGATGGACCGCCGCGACTACCCGGCCCTGCCCGAAGCCCCCGCCCCGGCGGGCACCGTGGACGGCGACCTGCTCGCCGCCGCCGTGGTGCACGCCGCGCAGGCCTCGATGCCCGACAAGGAGGCCGCTGGCAGCCTCGAAGGATTCCGCGGGGTGCACGTCGCAGCCGACGGCGACCACCTGACCGTGTCCGCCTCCGACCGGTACCGGATCGTGCGGCACCGACTCCCGTGGGCGCCGGACGCTGACGCATCGGGTGAGCTGTTGGTGCCCGCCGCCAACCTGGCGGCCACCGCCAAGCAGCTGGCCGGCGGGACGGTGCGGGTGTCGTTCACCAGCGACGTCAGTGTCACCGCCCTGGCCAACGACACGGTCACCGTGACGAGCCGCACCATCGCCACCCCGTTCCCCAACATCGACGGCTTCTTCCCCAGCGCCGATGCGGCCACAGGGTGGATGCGGGCCGACGCCGCCGAGCTGCTGGAAGCCGTAAAGCGGGTCTCTCTCATTCACGGCAAGGACGAGCAGACGATCACGCTGTCCTTCGATCGCGACCAGGTGACGGTGCGGGCTGGCGCGGAAGGCTCGAAGGGTTCTTCCCAGGTCGAAGCCGAGGTCGTCGATCTGGATGACTTCACCGCCGGCTACCGGGCCAGCTGGCTCACTTCCGTCCTCGCCCCGATCGACGGCCGGGTGCAGCTCTGGTTCGCCACCCCCAATAAGCCGGTGCTGCTCCACCCCGTGGACGACGACGGGGCCGCCACCGACACCTACCGGGCCGTGTGCATGCCCGTCCGCCTCAAGTAGCCACCCGATCCACAACCGAAGACGGCCGCGTTGAGCAACCCCCAGTGCTCCGCGGCAACCAGGGCCCGCCGCCAAGCGGCACCCCCCTCCGCAGGCGGCGGGCCCATCCATCAGCACACCCTCAGGAGGGCCACATGAGCACCACAAGCATCAACATTCCCGTCGAAACCGCCCGGCACGTGTTGTGGATCTTCGGTCGCGAGGGTGGTTATCGGCCCGGCAGCTTCACACAGAGGCTGCTCGAACTTCTCGCCCACGCCGACGCCACCAACGCCGCCAAGCTGGCCCACGTCTTCCCGTCCGAGGCCGCCGCCGTCCAACTCGCCCAGTACGACGAGCGCGGCATCCTCAAGCTGGCGGCGATTGCGACGGGCCAGCCGATCCGATGCTCCCGCTGCCAGGACGAAGACGGCCCGTTCACCGAAGCCGGCCTCTGCGAGCCGTGCGCCCGCCCGATGCCGCTGGATGGCGTCGCATGACCGCCACCGTCGAGGTCGAGCCCGGCCTATACGACATCGACGCCGAGCTGTACCACTCGGACCCGATCCCCGGCGGCAGCCTCTCCTCCACCGGTGCCCGCAAGCTCGTCACCGAATGCCCCGCCAAGTTCAAGCACTGGCTCGACAACCCACAGCCCTACAACAAGGCTCTCGAGCTCGGCACCGCCGCCCACAAGCTGGTACTCGACGACGGTCCCGAACTCGTCCTCGTCGACGCCGAGAAGTGGAACACCGACGCCATCAAGGCCGAGGTCGCCGCCATACGGGCCGCCGGCGACATCCCGCTCAAGCGCCACGAGCTGGAGCAGGTCCACGCCATGGCCGCAGCGCTGCGCAAGGATCCCGAGGCGGCCCGGCTGCTGGAGCCCGGCTCGGGTGTCGCCGAGCAGTCCGCCTTCTGGGAGGACAACGGCGTCTGGCGGCGGGCCCGCTTCGACTGGCTGCGCAACGACGGTCAGATCGTCGACTACAAGACCGCCCGCTCCTGCCACCGCGAAGACCTCGAGAAGGCCTTCAACGAGCACGGCTACCACCAGCAACAGGACTGGTACGAGGAAGCCGGCGCCGTCCTCGGCGTCGCCGACCCCGAGCGGCCCATGCAGTTCGTGCTGCAGGAGAAGGACCCGCCCTACCTCGTCGTGGTCACGACCTGTGACCCGATGGCCCGCGGCATCGGCCGCCACCTCAACGAGGTCGCCCTCAACACCTACGCCATCTGCCGCCAGCGCGGCGAGTGGCCCGGCTACCTGCCCAACCCGATGACCGCTCTGCCCTCGTGGGTCGAGCGCCAGTACGCCTAGGAGCACCCCGCATGTCGCAGCTTCCGCCGCCCACCCGCACCGCGCCGCGCGCGGCGCAGAACGGCGCCGACCAGCAGTTCGCGTTCCGGCCCGCCTCCAAGGCCGGCCGCAAGGCCCGCCTGTCCATCCAGGGCATGTCCGGCTCCGGCAAGACCTGGACTGGCCTCTCCATCGCCCACGGCCTGTCCGAGGGGCGCAAGTTCGCCGTCATCGACACCGAGAAGGGCGCCGCCAGCCTCTACGCCGGACACCACGGCATCCAGTTCGACAGCTGCCCCATGGACCGCTACGACCCTCGCGACCTCATCCGCGTCCTCGACTCCGCCGCACAGGCCGGCTACCCCACCGTCTTCGTCGACAGCCTCAGCCACTTCTGGAAGGGCACCGACGGCACCCTCGACCAGGTCGAGAAGGCCAAGGCCAAGTACGGCGGCAACAAGTTCGCCGGCTGGAAGGACGGCACCCCGATCCAGAACGACATGGTCGCCGCGATCCTCGACTACCCCGGCCACGTCGTCTGCTCGATGCGCTCCTACACCGAGTGGGTGCTGGAGAACGGCAAGCCGCAGCGGGTCGGGATGCGGCCCGAGCAGCGCAAGGGCATCGAGTACGAGTTCGACCTGGCCGTGGCGATGGACCTCGACAACCGGCTCGAAGTCCTCAAGTCCCGCTGCCCCTCGCTCCACCGCGCGGTCATCGACCGGCCCAACGGGGCCCGCGACATCGCCGCCCCGCTCCTCGCCTGGCTCGCCGCCGAGCCCGAGGCGACCCCCCAGCAGTAGCCCGCACACGCGAACGGCCGCCCGCGGGCGAATCGCGGGCGGCCCCACCTCAAGGAGAGCACACCGTGACGACAACGCCCGAACAGGCCCGCGCCGACGCCAACAAGCTCCTCGCCGCCCTCTACGCCAACGTCACCGACTGGACCGAGGCACTGTTCGACCAGGCCCTCCTCGCCATAGCAGGCACCGGCCGGCCGTTCTCCGCCAACGACCTGTGGCAGGTCCTGCCCGAGACCGGGCGGGCCGCCTGCGGCCTGTACTTCGCGCGGCTCACCCACCTCCGCAGCCCGCAGGTGCTGATCCGCATCGGCCACGAGCCGTCGATCAACCCGAAGGCCCACGGCAAGCCCGTCAACGTGTACGCACTCACCGCGCCCGGCCGCGACTACATCAAGCAGCGGCAGGCCGGGCGCGGCCAGAAGCGGAGGGCCGCCTGATGGAGCGCCTCATCACCGCGGCCCCCGCCCTGATCTTCGGCGACGTCATGACCATCTCCGGCATCTGGGCCATCCGGCACGCCGTCCTCGGCGGCGAGCACCGCACCCGCCAAGGCGTCCGCCGCCTGGAGAAGTTCGCCAACCACCCCGGCGCCCGCGCCGCCAACGTCCGGAAGGAGGACACCCCGTGATCATCAGCCGCCCGCTCTCCGCCAGCCACGTCCGCGAGCAGCGCCCCACCTACATCTCTCCCGCCACCGAGGACCAGTTCAGCACCGAGCAGATCGACTACTACGCCGTCGAGCGCGCCATCAGCGGCGAGAAGCCACGGCCCGAGCTCACCCGTGACGAGCTGCGCGAGGCCGCCCTCTGGCTCCGGCGCCACGGCATGGAGCGCGCCGCCGTCTCCGTCCATCTCTGCGTCTACGAGCGGCTGATCAAGGAGTGGGAAGCCGAGGCCGGGATGCTCGGGCCGGACCAGCTGTGCACCGCCGACGGCTGCTACAAGGCGCGCGCCGGGCGCGGGCTGTGCACCAACCACCTCGCCGCCGACCGGCAGTGGCGCAAGGCCGTCGCCGGATTGGGGATGGCGGCATGACCGAGGCCATCCACCTGTTCGCCGGCCCCGGCGGCCTGGACGCGGGCGGCCTCGCCGAGGGCATCCACGGGCAGGGCATCGAGAAGGACGCCAACGCCGTCGCCACCCGCCGTGCCGCCGGACTGCCCACCATCCACGGCGACGTCCGCAAGTACAGCCCGCGCGACTTCCCCCGCGCCACCGTACTCACCGCCGGACCGCCCTGCCAGACCTTCACTGTCGCCGGAGGCGGCGCCGGGCGCTTGGTCCTCGCCCAGCTCATCGAAGCCGTCAAGCGGATGGGCGCCCGCGAGGCCGTCGACCCCAGCTTGCTCGGCGACGAGCGGACCGGCCTGGTTCTCGAACCGCTCCGCTGGATCCTCGAAGCCCTCGACGGCGACCGCCCCTACGAGGCGGTTGTGCTTGAGCAGGTGCAGCAGGTGCGGCAGGTGTGGAACGCCTACGCCGAAGTCCTGCGCGCCGAGGGCTACAGCGTCGGCACTGGGGTCGTGAAGACCGAGGAGTACGGCGTCCCGCAGACCCGCCGTCGCGCCGTCCTGGTGGCCCGCAAGGGCGCCCTGACGGGGATCCCCAGGACGACGCACCGACCCTGGCGCAAGCGGCTGTCGGAGGTCGAGTCGTACCTGCTGCCGACCGTCACGATGGGCGACGCCCTGCCGCATCGCGGCCCGTTCACGGTGATCTCCAACTATGGCACCGGCGGCGACCCGAAGAACCGCGGCCGACGCACCAGCGCGGAACCGGCGTTCACCGTCACCGGGAAGATCAGCCGGCTGCGGCTCGTCGACCCCGACGGCCGGGAACTCCCGCGACTCACCCCCTCCGAGGCCGGCCGGCTGCAGGGCTTCCCCGCCGACTGGCCATGGTCCGGCGGCGACATCCCGCAGCAGATCGGCAACGCCTGCCCGAAGCCGCTCGCCGCCGCACTCATCCGGGCGGCCACCCAGTGACCGCGGTCCGCCGGCCGCGCGCCGGACCCTGACCCGCCAGCACCGACAAGCCCGCCCCTCGACCGCACCAGTCAGAGAGAAGTCACGATGCCCTGGGTCCGCTTGGACGATCGCTTCCCCTCGCACCGCAAGGTCGCGCTCCTGTCCGACCGCGCCTTTCGGCTGCACGTGTCCGCGATCTGCTGGTGCGCCGAGAACCTCACCGACGGCCACATCAGCGACCGCGAACTCCCGCTCGTCGCCCACATGCGCGGCGTCAAGGCGACCGCGCAGCAGCTGCAGAACGCCGGCCTGTGGGACCGCACCGACGACGGCTGGATGATCCACGACTACCTCGACTACAACCCGAGCCGCGAACAGGTGATCGCCGACCGGAAGAAGAACGCCGAGCGGCAGGAGCGGTTCCGGCAGCGGAAGAAGAGCAAGCCGGCCCCGCCGGAGGGCGGACGTAACGGCGTTAGTAACGGCGTTACATCTGATAACGGCGAGGTCACGGGAGAGTCAAAACGAGGTCAAACGCGTCACGAAGGTGACGTGAATGCATACGGAAACTATTCCGTTCCTGAGGAGAACCCGCAGGTCAGCGAGGAGCGTAACGCCGTTAGTAACGGCGCCCCGACCCGACCCGTACCCCTATCTATGGCTGATGTAGGTGGGTCTTCTACAGGTAGTAGCGCCCAAAGCGAGCAACGGCCTGACGGCCTCGCCCCCATCGACAGCGACGGATTCCGCGTCACCGACGGCATGCGCCGCTGGGCCAAACGCGACGGCTACAGCGACCTCGTCGACATCGACCACGCCACCGCCCAGTTCATCTCGCACTACCGCTCCACCGGCGCCCGCCGATCCTCCTGGCCCGACGCCTGGCAGAAGTGGATCCGCGACGACGCCAAGAAGGCAACCGACCGCCAGACCGGCCGACACCTCCGTGCCGTTGCCGGCCAAAGCCCCGAAGAGCGAGGGATCTTCTAGTGACCACCCACCTGGAGCCCGCCGTCGACTACGACGAGCCGCCCGTCTACGAGCGCACCCCGCCCCAGGACCGGTACGCGGAGCAGGCCGCGCTCGGCTCATGCCTCAACGAGAAGCACTACCGCGCCCAGGTCCTCAACACCGTCAACGCCGAGGCGTACTACGACCCCCGCCACGCGATCATCCACCAGGCGATCGCCGAGCTTCACCAGCAGGGCGAGAACGTCGACCCGATCACCCTCGGCAAGTACCTCGCCGACGTCGGCAGTCTCGACCGGGCCGGCGGGATCAGCTACCTGTGGGAGCTGGTCCGCGCAGTCCCCACCGCTGCGAACGGCCCCTACTACGCGCAGATCGTCCAGGACCGGGCCATGCGCCGCGCGCTCATCACGGCCGGGACCCGAATCGTCGAGAGCGGCTACAACACCGCCGGCGAGACCAGCGAGCTCGCCGAGCAGGCCGTCGCCCTCACCCGCGAGATCCGCGACCAGGGCCTCGAAATCGAAGACCTGCCCATCGAGGACATCCTCGACTTCGTCCAGCACGAGGACGTCTTCGACTGGGTGGTACCCGGCCTGCTTGAGCGCATGGACCGGCTGATCCTCACCGCGTCCGAAGGTGGCGGCAAATCCACGCTGCTTCGGCAGATGGCCGTCACCCTCGCGGCCGGCCTGCACCCGTTCCGCACCTGGGAGTACATCGACCCGGTCCGCGTCCTGGTCCTCGACTGCGAGAACAGCAACTCGTCCTCCCGCCGCAAGTACCGGCCGCTCCTCGCTGCCGCCGAGTCCGTCGAACAGCCTGTGCGCCGCGGCATGTTCCACATCGAGTGCAAGCCGTCCGGCATCGACCTCACCAAGGCCGCAGACCGGGCGTGGATGATGCGCCGCGTCGAGAAGACCAACCCCGACGTGTTGATCATCGGCCCGATCTACCGGCTCCACGCGGGCGACCCCAACTCGGAGGAGCTCGCCCGCAAGGTCTCCGTCGTCATCGACGAGGCCCGCGCCACCGCTGGCTGCGCCGTCCTCATGGAGGCTCACAGCCCACACCAGAGCGGCTTCGCCCACCAGCGGCCCCTGCGCCCCCTCGGCTCCTCGCTGTGGCTGCGCTGGCCCGAGTTCGGCTTCGGCTTGCGGCCCGTCGACGACGAGAAGTCCGCCACCGAGGACCGGGCCCGCTCCGTCCAGCCGTGGCGTGGGCAGCGCGACGAACGCGACTGGCCCAAGTGGATCAAGCAGGGCGAGAAGTGGCCGTGGATCTCCTACAAGCCCATCGACGCTGACCCGTTCACCGGCTACTCGCCGACAGGAGCCGTCGGATGACCGACCACAACCCCCTCTACGGCGACGCCTGCGAGGTCTGCCCGACCTACGACGTGTTCCCCGAGTCCGCGCTCCGCGACGGCGCCGAGGGACTGATCGCCGGCTACCGCTGCCCCAACTGCGGCCACATCTGGACGTGCGGCTGGCAGATCGTGCCCGGCCGGGCCATACCGCCCGAGCCTGTCGTCGACTCGCCGCTCTTCAACGAGCACGTGACCGCCCGCATCCACGAGCAAGCCGCCATCGCCCGAGCCCGCAAGCACCTCAACAAGGAGACCCCGTGACCACCACCGACATCGCCCGCCGCCACGGCCACACCGGCGCCATCGCCTGCGAAGACTGTGGCACCGCCGAGAACCTGCACTTCGGCAGCTGGTTCGACCCGAAGACCGGGCAGAGCGGCGACTTCCTCCAGTGCTGCGCTTGCGGCATCAAGGCCGGTGACCCGATCTACGTCCACGCCGAATGCGGAGCCCCCGCCACCCGATACGTGCCCAACGTCAACAGCGACGCCTTCGGCCAGCTCGCCTTCAAGCGGATCCAGGAGCGGGCCATCGAGGCGTACATCGGCGGCCGACACGAGGCCGCCACCCTCGAACTCGTAGGCCGCGAGGCGGACGCACACGCCGTCGCCGCCGTCCTCGAAGCCGTCGGCCGTGCCTACGCCGCAGCCGCTATCAACCAGGTGGCCGACGTCCTCACCGACAAGCTCGACGAGGAGACCTACCTGGAGCTCGGCGACACCGCCGCCAGCCTCGACCTGGACGTCGTCGAAGACCTCGACGGTGCCAACGGCACCGGTGACGACCCGGTCCTCGAGGTGCGCGTCCGTCACAGCGCCAAGGGCTGGGTGCTGCCCGACTTCACCGACCTTCACCAGTGCACCACCAACCACCAGCGGCAGCAGGACGGCCGCCCGCCGTGCACGGCCGCCGCGGTCTGGAAGGTCGTCGAAGACCACGGCATGCACCTGACCATCGGCTTCTACTGCGACGCCGACCTGCCCGCCGAACACCGCCGCCTGATGCCCGCCGCGCGTTGACGCCCGCCTGACCACCCACACGAGGAGACACCGTGAGCACACCCGACCGCCCCGGCCGCCCGGCCATGACGATGCGCGAGATCCGCCAGGAGCTCGGCCACACCGCGCCCGACATGCAGCCTCTCGCCCCGCTCGCCCGCACCATCGCCGAAACCGTCCGCGATACCCCGATCCGTCTCGGCACCCCGGAGGGCGCCGCCGACCTTGTCGCCCAGCTGACCGTGAAGGTCGCCGCCTACATGGGCCGCGAGCTCCCCGACACCCCGGGCCTCGCCGCCCACATGGTCGAGGTCGACGCCGAGCGTCAGCGGCAGCTCGCGAAGTGGGGCGACCAGCACCACCCCGACGGCACCGGCCTTCCCGTCTACCAGCACGCAGCCAACCGGTACCGGGACCAGGCCGACCGTAACGCGGCCTCTGGAGTGCTCGCGTGGCGTGACGTGCTGCTGGAGGAGGTCTACGAGGCCCTCGCCGAAGCCGACCCCAAGGCCCTGCGCACCGAGCTGGTGCAGTGCGCGGCCGTCATCCAGGCGTGGATCGCCGACATCGACTCCCGTCCCGCCGCCACCACCGCCCCGTGACCGCAGACGGCCCGGGGCTGGCGTTAACAGCCCCGGGCCTGGCGCCAACCTACCGCCGGCCGTCTCGCGCGGCCGGCCCCACTCCTGGAGGACCAATGACCGACCCGACCGCCCCGCAGCCCGACTTCACCAGCCCCATCGCAGGCCGCGTCGAGGTCCGCGAGCCCTGCCCGTGGTGCGTCGACCGACCGATGGTGCCGCGCTTGCTGATGGACGAGCACGTCGCGCGTCTGCACCCCGAGGTGCGGACGGCCACCGCCGCCCCAGCCGTCCAGGCGCCCGCCACCGACCGGGCTGCGCTGCGGGACCGCATCGCCGAGGTGCTCGCCGGCGCAGACGGGTGGAAGTGGGCCCCCGGCTTCAAGGCCCAGAGCCCCACCTGGCAGGGCTACCAGGACCGCGCCGACGCGGTGCTGGCCGTGCTGCCCGCGCCCACCGACCGGGCCGCCGTGCTGCAGGAAGCCGCCGACGAGCTCGGCCGCATGGACTACGACACGGACAGCAACGACTACGGCTACGACACGTACCGCGACGCCTGGAACGGCGGAGTCATGGACGGCGCGGGCCTGCTGCGCCGCGCGGCCGACGAGGCGCAGCGAAGCGGCAGCGACCCCGTCGGGTGGAAGAGGCCCGAGAAGGGGCTTGTACGCCCGTCTCCCGGCCGAAGTCCCCGCAGCGGACCCGTTCCCGCCCCGAGCCGCAGAACGGCTCTCAGAGCCTCGAATCCGAACCCTCGACCCC